CCGCCGCCCACTCGATGAGCAACCGTGCCACGTCAGCCGCCGAGATGGACCCGTTGCCGCCGCCCGGGGCACCAAGCCCGGTGACAGCGGGCGCGGATTGCATCTGCCCCGCCTGCGTCATCTTCCGCGGGTCGCTATCGAGCACGAGCCCGAGGCGGTCCAGTTCCTTGAAGTCGCTCGAGAGCTCGGCCAGCAGGTCGCGCGGGTCGTAGCCGCGCTCCCGGATGGCCTCCGACAAGCTCATGATCCCGGTCCGCACGTTGCGCTGATAGGCGAGGCCCTCTTTGTCGGGTTCGATCATGGGCATCGGGGGCGCCGTCCACTCAGCATCGGGAACCTCGTCCACCTTGTCGACAATGGCCGCCGCGTCCATCGCCCAGTGCCAGACGGGGTCGCAGAACTGCGGGACGAGCATCTGCCAGCGCCAGTCATGGACGTCATCCCAGTGGCTCAGGCGGCTCATCCGTGCCGCCGAGAAGGGCAGTTCCGTGTAATCCCCCGTGAGATCCTCATAGGTGTTGCCGAGACCGGCGGCGATGGCCCGAAGCGTCACCTCCGCGTAGTCCTTGAACTCCGCGACCCGCGGCGGCTGGACAACCTGGACGTTCTGGCCCGGCGGGGCCTGGATCACCGCCCCGGGCTTCAGCTTGTCGGTGTAGGGTTGATCGGGGTCCTGCTCGGCGGCGTTGCCCAGGGTGGCGCTCTCGCCCGTCGGGTCGGTCACCACGACGGCGAGGTAAGCGGCGATCTTCTGCTTGAGGAGCTGCGCGTCGTCGTACTCGTCGAAGTCCTTGAGCTTGAGCACGATCGGCGCAAGCCAGCTCATCCCCCGCACCTGGCCCGGGCGCTCCTGGTGGTAGACGTGCAGGACGCCCTCCGCTGGCACCCGGACCGAGTTATAGCCCCCGCCGAACGTGAACGCCCCGGGATGCTCCCGGAACAACCAGTACGCGACGCGCTTCCCGATGAGATCGAACTCCACGCCGTTGATGATCCGGCCGACTGCCTGCCCCTGCGGGCCCCGCACGTCGATCCCGGTCCGGTCGGTGTCGATGTAGTCGCCCTCGAGGATCTGGATCTGCATGGGGATTGGCAGGTCGCCATCCTCCGGCCGCGTGCGAAAGCGCCGTCTCACCAGCACCTCTCCGGACTCAGCGACGGTCCGCATGATGAGCTTCTGAAGGCCGTAGAAGTCGTTGCGTCCATCGGCATCGCAGGCCGTGCTCCCGGCCCATGCCTTCCACACGTTCGCGGCCTTGGCATTCGCCGGATTCGGCTTGGGCACGATGCCCCAGCCGACGACATGGTTCGCGATCGTCCGGATGCCGCGCCTGGCATGGGGGTTGTTCCTCGCAAGGTCGCGGACCACGGCGCGCACCCGCCCCACCGCCGGCCCGATGACCGCGTTCGCGTCGCCGATCGGCCGCCGCCAGCCCTGCGTCCGTCGACCCGTCGCCGCAGCTTCGTAGTGGCGCTGGATGAAGTCCGTGGCGACGCGGGCGCGCGTGCGCCTCAGCCCCCATAGCGGAGCGACGTAAGAGATCGAGCGATCGAGCCAGGACCTCATGTCACACGTCCTTGTCCGTCGCGACATACCGCGTGGTCGAGCCGCCCGCCACGTCGCGCTTCATCTGTGCCAGGAATTTTAGCGCGTCGTCGTAGCTCGTGAAGGTCACGTTCTGGTCGGCGAACGTCGCCGAGACGACGCCCCCACGGTCGGCGAGGCTCTGTTCGAACTGGTTGATCTGCGCCTGCGTGAAGGCCATCTATCTTCTCCCTTCTAGCCAGTCGTCAGGCACGTCGATCTCGGAAGGCTCGCGCGCTCTGGCGGGCCTCGGCGTGGACGTGCTGGATCCCGGTACCGGCGTCTTGGCGAGGATCTCGAGGATGTGCCGGAGGTTCGGGGCCGGCAGGATCCGGTAGGCGGCGAGGCAGAGGACGGCCGTGTCGAGGGCCTCGTTCCGCTCGCGATCCTGGACCCAGATCGTGTGTGTCGCGATGTTGGACTTGTTGTAGCGTACTTCCGGGTGCTCCGCGCAGAACTGCGCGAAGAACTCCTCGTCGACCTTCACCGGGAAGTGGATGTAGCCGGGGCCCGGGGCCGCAAGCACGACGCCAGCCATCACGTCCCGCTTCGCGTCGTCGACGTTCACCGGATAGAGCCGGATCGGCCTCGGGCGCCGACCGTAGCGCCGTTCCGTGGGCCGCCCGACGATCGGCTCGCCCGACCTCCCCGCCATGCCCTTCGTCGCGAAGATCCGGCGATGCTGGTTCTGCAGGACGAAGTCGTAGATCTCCTCGGTGGCGTAGCCGGAGTCGATGCAGGTCGACCGGATGGGCAGGAGATGCCCGCTGGGGTGCGCGTACTGAGCCGACAGGGCCTCGAGGAGGGCGGTCCGGGTCTCGGGCCGCTTGGGGTCGCCCGGGATCTGCCGCCAGTCCACGACCCAGCGCTCTTCGACCGGACCCCACGCCTGGACCTGGAGCTCGAAGCGGTCGATCTGGACGTCGACCCCGGCGGTCAGGTAGGGGGCCTGGGCCGGCACGTCTATCCCCTCCCCGTAGGATTCGCGCCTCGCCAGCAGGTTTTGCGGCTCCAGCCGGGACCCGCGATCCTCCCAGCCCTCGGCCAACTCGGTGTTGATGAAAACCCGGAGGGCCTCCTTGCCCCGGTCCCGGGCCGAGAGCCATTTCGCCACGAGGCCGGGCAGGGTCACGTCCCCCAGGGTCGAGACCATGGCCGGGAGGTGGAAGCCGGCCAGTCCCGGCTGCTGGGCCGTGGCCGTAGCCCGCCATTCGCCCCGGCTGACGATCTGGCGGCGGGCGGGCTCCAGGATTCGGGCCCCGCACCCGCCCCGCTCTGGCTCCGGGCACTCCAGCCGAGCGCTCTCCGCGTCCCGCTCGTCGTAGACGACCCGGAAGTGGCTCGGATCGGCCCACGTGAGGTAGTCCCAGCGCCCGCAGCCCGGGCAGGCCACGAAGTAGCGCCGCTGGTCGCTCCGAGCATATAGGGTGTCGATCCGGCCCCCTTTGAGAGTGGGCGTCGAGACGAAGAGGCAGAGCGCGTCATAGAAGCTCGTCGTCCGGTTCTGGAGGAGGTCCACCGGGTCGCCCTCGTCCCCCACGACCGGCGGCCAGGCATCGATGTCGTCGCCGATGGCGATCCGGACGGAGGCCCGGCGGAAGGTGTTCGGGGTGTTGGCCCCGCCCAGGAGGATGAATCCCCCCGGGAACATCTTCATCACCAGCGTGCTCTCCGCCTGCTGGGCCATGGTCCGCGGCTGGGCCCGGTCCCGGACCACCGCAGCGAGCTCCGGTGTGGAGCGGATCATGTCCGCGAGCCGCTCCTTCGAGTAGGCCTCCGCCATCTGGTGCGTCGGGAGGACGATCTGGATGGGGCAGGGATCGTGGTGGACGTGATAACCGACCACGTTGTTGAGCGCCTCGCTGCCGCCCGCCTGGTGGCACTTGATCAGCGCCAGGACCCGGACGAGAGGGTCGCAGGCCGCGTCCATGATCCCCGTCAGGTAGGGCGCCGCCTCATTGGTCCATCTCCCCCCGCGGGCCGCACTGGCCTCGGGCAGGACACGGTGCCGCGCCGCCCACTCGCTCACGGTGAGCTCGGGCGGGGGATCCCAGGCGCTCGCCCACGCCCCAACGAGGCTCGGTGCCCTGCTCATGAGGCCTCCATCTCCTCGAGCCCCGCCTCTGCGTCTTCGACGCTCTTCCAGCGTCCGAGCTCCCGCAGAGCCTCGACGATGCACTGGCGGATGACCACCTCGGCCTCCCGGGGAAGCCCCCGGAGCACGCACTGCCGGGGGACCTGGAGGAGCTTCGTCTTCGCCGCGGCGATCGCCGTCCGCCCCTCGTAGATCGCGTGTTCCCGCTCGACGAGTTCGCCCATCCGACGCAGGTTCTCCCGCTCCCACTTCTCGGCTTGGGCCTTCGCCAGCCGCGCCCGGGCCTCCCCGAGGCTCAGGCCGACATCGGGCTGGTCCGGCCTCGCGCGCGCGTCGCGCCAGGCCTTGAGCGCGTCGAGGTCGTACATGGCCGAGTGGCCCCGGCTCCCCCGTACGGCGACCGGCGCGCCGTCCTGCACCCACCGGTTGATGCGAGCCGGGGCGACACCGAGGGCGGCGGCCGCCTCCGCCCGCGTCACATGGCCGGTTTTCAGCTCTTCTGGCAAATCCTTGACCCTCTAGGAGTTAGCTGAGACTCGGGCAAAGCGCGCGCCCGTCTGACC